TTGTTGGTAGGTAGCGGTTCGTTTTTCATATGCTTTCCTTTCGGTTGGTTGTTGTCCCCTGTGGACACCCCCATGAATGCTTCGAACTGCATCTTAATCAACCAGAAAAATCAATAATTCGCATTATTTATCAATATATTGAGTGCGTTATAACGTTGACTGGAGGTGTGTCTTGAGCATGGCGGTTTCATGGGTTTTTGGAGGCTGATATGGGCATGTCGATTCGTGCCTATGGTCGCCATCGCGGGGTCAGTGATGCGGCAGTAAGGAAGGCGATTAAATCAGGCCGCATCCGGCCGGAACCAGACGGCACAATCGATGCTGCAAAAGCCGATGCACTCTGGAAAATTAACACCGATGCCGCCCAACAGCGTGGATCACAAACGGTGAAGCCAGTGCCAGATGCGGCGCTCGATGCCGTGCGCGATACGCTGAAAGAAAACGGCGCACCCGCAAATGGTGGCACCACTTACATGCAGGCACGCACCGCGAATGAAGTGCTGAAGGCGCAAACCAACCGCGTGCGGCTGCAGAAACTTAAGGGCGAGTTAATCGACAGGGCGAAAGTTATGGCACATGTGTTCAAGCTGGGACGGCAGGAACGAGATGCATGGCTTAACTGGCCGGCCCGCGTTTCCGCACAGATGGCAGCGGAGCTGGGTGCTGATCCCCACACCACGCATGTGACGCTGGAAACCTATGTCAGACAGCACCTCTCAGAGCTTGCCGAATTCCGGGCAGGTGTCGACTGAGTTTTATGAGGGTGCGGATGCGGTAGAAAGTCAGTGGCGCAGTGGATTAACGCCCGAATCGTTCCTCGCCGTCTCCGAGTGGGCAGATCGCTACCGGATGCTGTCTTCTAAATCCGCCGCCGAGCCAGGTCGGTGGCGCACCAGCCGCACACCGTACCTTCAGCAGATCATGGATAATCTCTCACCGCACTCCCCGGTGCAGCGGATAATATTCATGAAGGGCGCGCAGATCGGCGGCACGGAATGCGGCAATAACTGGATTGGCTACGTCATCCATATGGCACCAGGGCCGATGATGGCGGTGGCACCGACGGTGGAGCTGGCGAAACGTAACTCGAAACAGCGCATCGATCCGCAGATCGATGAAACACCTGAGCTGCGTGAATTGGTGAAGCCTGCACGCGCGCGTGATTCGGGCAACACCATCCTGAGCAAGGAATTTCGGGGCGGCATTCTGGTGATGACAGGTGCCAACTCGGCGGTGGGACTCCGCTCCATGCCAGCGCGGTATTTGTTTATGGATGAGGTCGATGGGTATCCGGGCGATGTGGAGGGCGAAGGCGATCCAATCCTGCTGGCCGAACGCCGCTCCGCCACTTTCCAGAAGCGGCGGAAGATTTTTCTGGTGAGCACACCCACCACCAAGGGCATATCGCGCATCCAGCGTGAATTCGACGGCAGCGATCAGCGGTACTTTCATGTGCCGTGTCCGCATTGCGATCATTTTCAGCCGCTGCGTTTTACGCAACTGCGCTGGCATGAAGGAAAGCCGCAGGAAGCACAATATGCCTGCGAAGAATGTGGTGCGCTGATCGATGAGCATCATAAAACGCAGATGCTGGCGCGCGGGCGCTGGGTAGCCACTGCTGAAACGGATGGCCGCACCATCGGCTATCATCTGTCATCGCTCTACAGCCCCGTGGGCTGGTTCTCGTGGGGTGATGCGGCAGAGATGTTTGAAAACGCGCAGGCAAACCCTGAGTTGATGAAGGGGTTTGTCAATACGGTGCTGGGCGAGCCGTATGAGGAAGAATACGAAGCCCCCGAATGGAAGCGGCTCTATGAGCGCCGTGAGCCCTATCCGATGGGTGTAGTACCGGAGGGCGGATTATTTATCACCGCTGGCGCGGACGTGCAGAAAGACCGCATCGAATGCGAGGTGGTGGCATGGGGGCGCAATAAAGAAAGCTGGTCGGTCGATTACCATGTCCTCATGGGTGACACCGCCATGCCGGAAGTATGGGAAAAGCTCGAAGCCTTGCTGCGCCGTGATTGGCAGCATGCAGGTAGCGGCACCTTGCCCATTCGCGTGCTGGCGGTGGATAGCGGTTACGCCACGCAGGATGTTTACGGCTGGGTCAAAACCCATCCGCAGGCAAGCTGGGGTGGCGCGGGCGCGCGTGCCTCCACACCGCGCACGGTGGTCGCAGTCAAAGGTCGTGACACCGAAACCGCACTCATCTTAAGCGTATCGAAAGCCGATGTCGGCAGCAAACGGCGTGGGCTTCGCGTGTGGAATGTCAGCGGGCCGGTTGCCAAGATGGAGCTGTATCGCTGGCTGAAACTTGACCGCCCAACCAAGGAAGATGAACCATGCCCACCAGGAACGTGCCATTTCCCCGAATATGCCGAGGAGTATTTTAAACAGCTTACCGCTGAGAAACGTGTGATCAAGCTGCATAAAGGTTTCCCCCGTGCAAGCTGGCAGAAAGACCCAACGCGCAACAACGAGGCACTTGATTGCCGTGTCTATGCACGCACGGCGGCGAGCCTTTATGGCCTTGACCGTTTTAGTGATCGCCAATGGCAGCAGATGGAAGCAGCGCTCGGTAAGCAACGCAGTATTCCTTACGCAGATACGTTCGCACCTGCGCCATCGCAACCAAGTGAACAAGCTACGTCTGCACGCGCAACCAACATCAGCCAGCGCACCACCATCGCGGCGGATGATCCGTATCTTTGAGGGGATTGACCATGACCGATTTAACCACCCTGCAAACCCGGCTTGCCGAAGCGGAGGAAGCCCACCACCAGCTGATGATGGGAGCGAAGGAAGTAAGCGTGTCGATTGGTAATTACGGCAGCACCACCTACGCGCAGGCAAGTGCGGAAAAGCTCGAACAATATATTGAGAAACTTAAAATGCAGATCAACCGCTTAAACGGCACAGCGCGTCGCGGCGTGATCAAGGTGGTGTTCGATGAGTGATACATCTCACCGTGCTGCATCGCTAACTGCGCGTGAACTCTCCAGCTGGCTGCCTGGGAACGGATCAGCGGATGGTGATTTGCTGGGCGAATTGCCTACGCTCGTCGGGCGTTCGCGTGACCTGACCCGCAATCACGGCGTGGCATCGGGTGCCGTGCAAACGATGGTGGATAATGTCGTCGGAACTGGACTACGGCTGGCGGCTATGCCTGATTACCGCGCCCTCGGTAAAACAAAAGATTGGGCGGATGAGTGGGCGCGTGATGTCGAATCCCTCTGGCGCGGATGGGCGGAAGGGTTTGAGTGCGATGCGGCGTTATCACTCAATTTCGCAGGGCTCACCACGCAGGTCTTTCGTTCCGGCTTTATTAACGGCGAAGCATTGGCACTGCCACTGTGGCTGCCGGAACGTGGTGGCGCGTTTGCGACCACCATCCAACTGGTGGAGCCGGATCGCCTGAGCAATCCCAGCGGTAAGCCGGATGATAAAACGCTGCGTGGCGGCATTGAGATCGATGATTACGGTGCGCCGCTGGCATACCATATTCGCAAAACCCATCCGGGCGATGTATTCATGCCATTTGCATCCTCAGCGGATGAATGGCAGCGCATCCCATCGCGTACACTATTTGGCCGTAAGCGCGTGCTGCATATCCACGATAAGGAGCGCAGCGGCCAGAACCGTGGCAAGCCTGCGCTCACTCCCATCATGCCGATGTTCAAAATGCTCGACCATTACGAGCGGTCTGAACTACAGGCAGCGGTAGTAAACGCCATGATTGCCGCCTTCATCGAAACACCACTCGATGCGGAAACCGTTGTTGAGATGTTCGGCGGTAGTTACGAAGATTACGACACCAAGCGCAAGGAGTGGAAAGCGAAGCTCGCGGGCGGTTCCATCATCACCACATTCCCCGGTGACAAGCTCTCCCCCTTTACGCCGAGCCGGCCGAATTCAGCGTATGGCGCGTTCGTGGAAAATATCCTGCGCCATATCGGCACAGGTCTCAATATGCCCTTCGAACTGCTGATGAAGGATTTTTCGAAGACGAATTATTCCTCTGCGCGTGCTGCATTGCTGGAGGCATGGCGGTTTTTCTCAGGCCGTAGGCAGTGGCTCGCTACCTATTGGGCAAAGCCAGTGTACGAACTGTGGCTGGAAGAAGCGATCAACAGCGGCAAGATCGAGGCGGCGGATTTTTATACCAACCGTGCCGCATGGTCGCGCTGCAAATGGATCGGCCCCGGACGCGGCTGGGTTGACCCCGTAAAAGAAGCGCAAGCCTCGCAAATCCGTATGGAAGCTGGGCTTTCTACGCTTGAAGATGAATGCGCCATGCAGGGGCTTGATTGGGAAGAAGTGCTGGAGCAGCGTGCGCGCGAAAAAGCCAAAATGAAAGAGCTTGGTTTGGGTGATCTCACCCCCAGCATCGCCGTCAAATCACTCCCCGGTCAGGGGAAGGACAGCAAACAAAATACCACCGACGATGAGGAGGATGACAATGAGAGCATGGAACAAGGCAACCAGTGAGCCGTGGGCAATCACACAGCCTGCGCTCGAGACGATTTTAGAAATCGCCGAACGCGAGAATGAAAAACCCGAAGCGGTGGCCGCAAGGTTAGGGAAAGAACTGCAAAACACCCATTCCGTTATCGAGCGCGATGGCGTTGCGGTGATTCCCGTCACGGGGCCACTCTTCCGTTATGCCAATCTCTTCACAGCGATCAGTGGTGCCACTTCCTATGAGATTCTGGCACAGGATTTTACCACCGCCCTCGATAATCCCGACATCAACGCCATCATCCTCAATATCGACTCGCCTGGCGGCGAGGTGAATGGCTGCGCCGAACTGGCGAATATGATTTTCGCTGCACGCGGCAAAAAACCGATTATCGCCTATGCCTCCGGTGATGCGGCATCGGGCGCGTATTGGATTGCGAGTGCTGCCGATCAGGTGGTTGCCTCCGAAACATCCGGCCTCGGCTCCATCGGTGTGGTTGCGGTCTATCGCGGTGCCAAGCCCGATAAAAATGCGCCCACCACCATTGAAATTGTGTCTTCACAAAGCCCGTTCAAGCGCCTGAATCCTGAAACCGATGAAGGCCGCGCCAAGCTACAGGCACGTATTGATGCAATGGCGGAAGTGTTTGTGAACACCCTCGCGCGCAATCGCGGCGTGGAGGCAGCACAGGTATTAGAGCAGTTCGGTGGCGGCGACATATTGATCGGCGCACACGGCGTGAATGCCGGTCTTGCCGACCGCATCGGCTCACTCGAAAAACTGATCGCGGAATACTCCGCCAGTTCTAACCCCGCCCTCCAGCGGGGTTTTTTATTGCCACCCACCATCATCAACCCAAAGGAGAAAATTATGAATCTAGAAACTCTTACTCAAGAACATCCTGCACTACTCGCGCAGGTGCAAAGCGATGCGAAAACCGCCGAACGATCCCGCATCCAGACCATCCTCGCATCGGAGGAAGCGAAGGATCGCGGTGATCTTGCCCAGCATCTGTCCTTTGCCACCGACATGGCACCAGACGCAGCGGTCGCCATGCTCGCCAAGGCACCAAAGATTCAGCCGGAAGTGAAAACGGGCGGCTTCGATGCCGCCATGCGTGATCTCGGTAATCCCAAGATCGCCCCGGCTGCCGCTGAATCGGAAGAAGACGATGTCGACGCTGTCGCCAAGCGTCTGGCTTCTGCGTAAACCCACCACCCACCCATCAACATAGGAGAATTGTATGCCAGCTTCAGGATTTACATCACAGGGGCAGCTTTACCCCGAAAATCTCATCGCGGGAGAATATCCGCGCATTACCCGCAAAGTCACTATCGGCACAGGTGCCAATCTGGTGGCTGGTGCGGTAGTCGGCAAAATCACCGCCACCGGCAAGTATATTTTGAGTGCCTCTGCCGCCGTGGATGGTTCGCAAATCCCGGATGGCATTCTTGCTGAGGATGCAGCAGCCGCTGCAGCCGATGTGCAGGCGGTGATCATCATGACCGGCGAGATCAACGAGCTGGCGGTGACGCTGGGCGCGGGTCATACGCTGGCCAGCATCCGCGACGGCCTGCGTAACAAATCGATCTTCTTAACCAAAAACCAAGGAGCTTAACCATGCCTATCGATATTTTTTCCACGCAAGTGATGAACCGGACAATCGAGTATCTCGATCAACCGGCTTCCTTCCTGCTCGACACGTTTTTCGGCTCAGTGCAGACCGCCGATACCGAGGAGATTTTCTTCGATATCGACAAATCCAAGCCACGCCTTGCACCGTTTGTGTCACCATTGGTGGCGGGCAAGGTGGTCGCCGACCAGGGCTATGAAACCAAGAGTTTCAAGCCCGCCTATGTCAAGGACAAGCGCCAGTTCAAACCGGATGCGCCGCTCAAGCGTTCCATCGGTGAGATGATCGGTGGCACCTTGTCACCACAGCAGCGGCGCGATGCGGCACTCAAACGCTCACTCGCCAACCAGCTGGAAAACCTCACCCGCCGCGAGGAAGTGATGGCGTCAGAGGCATTGCGTTTGGGTCAAATCACCGTCACGGGTGATAATTACCCAACCGTTGCGGTGAATTTTCAGCGCGATGCAGCACTCACCATTACACTTACGGGTGTCAACCGCTGGGGTCAGGCAGGTATCAAGCCACTCGATCTGATCGAGGACTGGTCAAGCGCGGTGCAGGGCAAATCGGGTGCAGCTGCGCGCACCATCGTGATGGACCCGCTGGCATGGCGTTTGTTCAAGGCCGATACGGATGTGAGCAAACTGCTCACCGTCTATCGCGGCACGGGCAACACGCTCTCTATCGATCCGATGAGCCGTGGGCAAGGCAACGACAAGGCACGCTATGTCGGCACCATCGGCGACTTCGATTTCTGGGTCTATCAGGATAATTATGTCGATGATAACGGCGTGACCCAGCAGATGCTACCCAACTACACGGTAATTGTGGGTAGCCCCGTGCAGGTCGAGGGCGTGCGTTGTTACGGCGTGATTCAGGACGAGAAAGCCGCCTACCGTGCGCAGCGATATTTCAGCAAATCATGGCTGGAGGAAGACCCGGCGCTCCGCTGGTTGCTGCTGCAATCCGCACCGCTCGTCGTGCCATACCGCCCGAACGCTACGCTTTGTGCAACCGTCAATTAATAGGAGAACACTCATGAAAGTTACATCTCACACCACACTCGTCGTTGGTAAAACAGGTAAATCCGAGCAAGTGCCTCCCGGCACACCTGTCGATATCGATGATGATGAAGCCAAAGATCTGATTGCGCGTGGCATCGCTGTTAAGGTGGGTAAGGCTGAAACCAAACCCGCCGAAAAAGAGCCGAAAGAGCCACAGGGAGGAAAACCGCCTACCGATCCGCAAGGCAGCAAGCCACCCGTCGATGGCGGAAAACAACCATGATGGCGTTTTCCCGCTCCGTTGATTCGCTCTTTGCCAAACTTGGGGTGGCGGCAACATTCCAGCCACGCATCGGCATGAATCGTGCCGTCACCCTTATCCCCAAACGCCCTGACGAAATCATTGGCCTTGGGCAGAGCGACATCAGCAGCGAAGTCACTCTGTTCGATCTGCGAATCAAAGAAGTCGCAGAAATTAAGGCGGATGATGTGTTGATTTATCAGGGTGAAGAGTACCGTATTATCGGTGAACCGAGGCGCGACATACATCGCCTGATCTGGACGGTGGAGGCAGTAAAACGATGAGACTGGAGGCGGCAATCCGTGGCGATCTGCAAAAGATTATGAAGCAGGAAGCCGCCGCCGCTGAAAAAGCGGTGACCTTGGGTGTCACGGCAGCAGCGACTGGCCTCAGGGATGAACTTAAATCGCAGGTGTTACGGGCTAGCCTTGGTGAAAAAATGGCGCGTACATGGCGGTTCAAGCGTTACCCTGCCAGCGGCTTCTCGCTCGGTACGGCGGGTCTGGTTTACAGTAAAGCCCCACTCATTATTCGCGCCTTCAGCGATGGCGCGATGATTAAAAGCGATAAGGGCGTGTTTCTTGCCATCCCCACCACCGCCGCTCCCAAGCGAGGGGTCGGCGGAAAACGTATTACCCCTGATAATTTTCCTGAGCACTCGCTGGGACGATTGCGTTTTGTGTATCGCAAAGGCGCACCATCCTTGCTGGTGGTGGATAATCTGCGTGCTGGCACGGGCAAACGCGGCGGCTACCGCAAAGCCTCGGAGAGTGCTCTTAAGACAGGGCGTGGCCTTGCCACGGTGGTGATGTTCATTCTGCTGCCGCAGGTGATGCTCAAGAAACGGCTGGATGTCGATGGGGCAATGCAGCGCTGGCGCGACAAGTTGCCCCAACTCATTTTGCAGAATTTTACGGAGGCAGGCGATGCCGAGCGTTAGAGAGCAGATCATTGTGGCATTCTTTGCCGAGCTTAAAACGCTGGAAAGCAGCCGGATCAAGGTGTTGCGTAACCCCGATAAGCTGATGAAGGTGCCAGCGGACGGAGCGATCATCGTTCTGCGTGATGGCGAAAGCGGCGATCCCGAAGTGTTGCT